CCACAGCGATTGTTAATCGTGATAAAAAAGCGTATATAGATTATATGAAACGTAAAAAAATCGCAGAAAGTAAAAATAGTGAACTGGATCAAATGAAAGAAGATCTTGATAATGTAAAGAGTGAATTAGGAGATATTAAGGGTCTTTTATCTACTCTTGTTCAAAAACTAAATAATTAGAAAAATGGCACAACAACAGATAATCACTTTTGATCCAGATGTCGCTGTTCCATATGGTGTAAATCTTACCATGTTTTCTGGTGCAGATTTTAACACTACGTTTACGGTTAAAACTTCTGCTGGTTCTAGTATAGATTTTTCTAACTATACAGGAAGAAGTAATATGAAGAAGTCTGCAATTGGAACTGCAAATACTTTTGGTGTAACACTTGGAGACACAAATGGAAGAGTAACTCTTTCTATGGGTTCAACTGTCACTAGAAATTTGTCTGAAGGCAGATATCTATATGATATTAATGTAAGTTCTGGTTCTACTTTCTTTAAAATTATAGAAGGTAATGTGCTTGTCAGAACAGGTATTTCAACTTAGAGGTGAAGAATGGCTCAACCAAGTTCTAGAGATGGTTTAATAGATTACGCAAAGAGACAGCTTGGTTTTCCTGTCTTAGAAATTAACGTTGCAGATGAACAGTTCTCAGATCTGTTAGATGATGCTGTGCAAGTATATCAAGAGAGACATTATGATGGCATAATGAGGATGTACTTAAAATATAAAATCACTCAAGATGATGTCGATAGAGGTCGTGCAAAGGGTGGTAATACAAGTCTTGGAATTTCAACAACAACCACAACATCAACAGTTGGTTTGTCAACAACATTTGATTTAGAAGAAAATCAGAATTATATACAGATGCCACCATCTGTAATCGGAGTTAATCAAATATTTAAAATTAGATCAGATACCGTTTATGATGGTCTGTTCAATATTCGTTATCAGTTATTTTTAAATGATCTATATGCTTTTGGATCAATTGATCTTCTTCAATATTCAATGGTTCAAACTTATCTAGAGGATATAACTTTCTTGTTAAATCCAGATATGAGATTTAGATTTAATATTCGTCAAGATCGTCTTTACATTGATGGTGATTTTAATACTATAAATGCAGGCGATTACTTTGTAATTGATTGTTTTAGAATACTAGATCCAGATGATTTTACAAGAGTATATAACGATCCATTCTTGAAGAGATATTTTACTGCACTATGCAAAAAACAGTGGGGACAAAACTTAATTAAATTCCAAGGAGTTCAGTTGCCTGGCGGTATTCAACTTAATGGTCGTCAAATTTATGATGATGGTGTCAAGGAACTTGATGAAATTAGAGCCAAGATGTCAAGTGATTATGAGATGCCTCCACTTGACATGATTGGATAATGTTAAATCCGTTTTTTCTACAGGGTTCTCAAGGAGAACAAGGTTTAGTACAAGACTTAATTAATGAACAATTAAGGATGTATGGTCTTGAGTGCCATTATATTCCTCGTAAGTTGATGACATCATCAACAATTATGAAAGAGGTAACAGAATCTAGATTCGATCAGGCATTTCCTCTTGAAGCATATCTGATGAATGTAGATGGATATGCTGGACAGGGAGATATACTTACAAAATTTGGTGTTCGAGTGACTACCGAAGCGACATTTGTAATCTCAAGAGAGAGGTTTGAAGAATCTGTTGCACCATTCCTAGAACAACAAGAAGATGATTATGAGATATCAAATCGTCCAAGAGAGGGTGATTTGTTATTTTCTCCATTAGGTAAAAAATTATTTGAAATTAAATATGTTGAATTTGAAAAACCAAACTATCAGTTAAGAAAAAATTACACTTATCAACTCACATGTGAAGTCTTTGAATACGAAGATGAAGTTATTGATACAAACGTCAATACAATTGATTCAGTTGTTCAGACAGATGGATATATTGCAAGATTAGTTTTATCAGGTGTTGGTAGCACTGCAACCGCAAACACAACATTAGCATTTGGTGCGGTGACACAAATATTCTTACAGAATGATGGTTATGGATATCTTGCTGCACCTACTGTTTCAATCAGTACATCACCTGGCGTAGATGCAACTGCTGTTGCAATCATGACATCAAGATCTGGTATTGGAACTGCGAAATCTATCGATAGAATTCTTTTAATCAACCCAGGCGGTGATTATGTAGGAGTACCCACTGTAACCGTGCCAGGCACTGGTATAGCGACTGCTGGCATCACTACTCTAGGTTCTGTAGGTATTGTTACCATAACCACTGGTGGATCAGGTTATACAACAACACCAAATGTATCAATTTCTACCGCACCATCAGGAGGAACTGATGCAACTGCTGAGGCAGTGATGGTTGGTGGAAGTATTAGTGCGGTTAGAATTAGTAACGCTGGTGCTGGATATACTGTTGCACCAACAATTTCAATTGGTGCTGCAACTACAATCGCAGATGGTGATTATATCTTTAACGAGATAGTTCAAGTATCCTCTGATTCTTCAGAGACTGCAAGAGTCAAAGTATGGGATGCAGGGTCTAGAACTCTTGATGTCAGTATGTTGACTAAGATGCAATTCCAAGTTGGTGAGAAGATTCAAGGTCTTGAATCTGGTGCAGAATATGTAATTCTATCTGTGGATTATGATACTCCAAATGATTATCCAAATGATCAATATAATGCAAATCAATACAATGATAATGCAGACTTCGAGGTGGAGGCCGATGCCATCTTGGACTTCTCTGAAGGCAATCCTTTCGGTACATTCTAAATAGTTAGAAAGCTTTGATATGTTAGGTACTTATTTCTATCATGAAATATTAAGAAAGACGGTTATCGGTTTCGGTACTCTCTTTAATAATATTAATATACGACACACCGATGCGAGTGGAACAAATGTCAGTACGATGAAAGTTCCATTGGCTTATGGGCCAATGCAGAAATTTTTGGCAAGGATTCAACAACAACCAGAATTAGAAAGAGAGATTGCAATAACTCTTCCAAGACTATCCTTTGAGATGCAAGGATTACAATACGATCCAACTCGTAAGACTGGAATCGCACAAACTTTTCTTGCAAAGGGTGGTACAACTGCAAAGAAAGTTTATATGCCAGTTCCATACAATGTTTCATTTGAATTAAGTATCTTGGCTAAATTGAGTGATGACGGATTGCAAATATTAGAACAGATTCTTCCTTATTTTCAACCATCTTTTAATATCACAATCAATTTGATTAGTTCAATTGGTGAGAAAAAGGATGTGCCTATTGTTTTAGAAAGTATCAACTATAGTGATCAATATGAAGGTAGTTTTGAAACTCGCAGAACAATTGTTTACACTTTAGGATTTACTGCAAAGACATATCTATTCGGGCCTGTTGCAGATAATCCAGAAGGTCTTATTAAGAAAGTTGATGTTGATTACTATGGTAGTACAAACATTAAGACTGCGAAGAGAGTTCAAAGATATAGTGCAACACCAACTGCAAAACAAAACTATGATGAAGATCAAGCGACAGTGGTTGATGGTGCATTCTCTGAGAAAGTTACAACATTCAAAGTTAGTAGCACAACCGATCTTGCTTCAAATCAAAGAATTATTATTGATACTGAGATTATGTTTATCAGAAGTATCAGTGGTCAGAATGTGACTGTGTATCGTGCATACGATAATACCGTTGCTGCGAAACATGAACATGGTGCAAGTATTGGTGTACTTAGTGCAACTGATAATGCATCAATTGAATTTGGTGATGACTTTGGATTTGATGAAATGTCATCATTCTTTAGTGATGGTAAGGAGTTCAGTCCATCTCAAGGTATAGACATCTAGGAGAGTTATGAAAAATTTTGATTCTATCGAGGAAGCACTTAACGTAGATACGGAAGTTGTTGAGACTCCAAAGAAGGAGACTCGAAAGAATCAACTTGCAAAAGTAGAGGGAAATGATTCTGAGAAAGATTATGAATATAGTCGTGCTCAGTTATACTCTCTTGTTGAAAAAGGACAGGAAGCAGTAAATGGTATATTAGAATTAGCACAAGAATCTGATTCTGCAAGAGCATATGAAGTTGCTGCAACTACAATCAAAGCGGTTGCAGATACAACAGACAAACTTATTGACTTGCAACAGAAGATGAAGGATCTTGAACAAGATCCAAACAAAGGCCCTACTAATGTGACAAATGCATTATTTGTAGGATCAACAGCGGAGTTATCAAAATTAATTAAGAATCAAAAAGATGAAGATAATAAATGAAATCTCCAGAACTCACAGAATTTTTTAGTCTTCTAGGAAAGGCAAAAAAAGAAAAGAAAGAAGAGTTTAATAATCTTCTTAAGGAAGCAGACATCAATCTTGATGTATTAGCTTCGACTGTGGTTACTGGAATTAAAAAAGCAAAAGTCAATAAAAAGAAACAAAAGAAAAAAGAAGAAAAGTTAATAGAACAATTAGATTCAATAATCGATACACTTGAAAAACCAAAAGAAGTAAAAGATTTTACAGAACCAGCTGTCACTGTTGGAGTGCCTGAAGATTTTGATATTTCAAAATTAGAAGAAGATCCTTTAGATGTTCAAGATTGGAATAATGGTGATGTCAAATTTACTGAAGTTGATGCAGTAGATATTATCAAACCAGAACCAATCAAGACACCAGAAATAAGTGATACAGTCTTACAGGCAATCAAGTTTATTGAAGAAACAAATATTAAAGAAGAGATTGAAAACTCAGATGAAACAAGTATTGATGATCTCAAAGGTGAAATCAAACAAGTAAGAGATATTCTATATAAAGTTCTCTCACACGGGCCAGGATCTGGTGAAGTTAATCTTTTAAAACTAGATGATGTTGATGAGGATACTGCAAAGGTAGATGGTAAGTTTTTAAAATATGAATCATCAAGTGGTAAGTTCGTTGGTGCAGATGCCAGTGGTGGTGGTGATAATGTTGCATACGCTGGTATTGTAACTGCTGCACAGTTTTCTGGATATAGTCATCTCATTGCACCTTATGGATCAACTACAACAATTACAGTTGCAGTTGCAAGTAAAACCACTGCACACAGATACTATGGAACTGGAAGTGGTAGTGCGTATGTTTTAGATAATGTTCAATCACCATTTTTAACTTTAACGCCTGGCAGAACATATCGTTTTTCTGGATCAGTAGCTGGTAGTCATCCATTTAGATTTTATCTCGATGCTGCAAAGGCAACTCAATACTCAACAGGAGTCACTGTAGGATCAGGTTATGTTGATTTAGAAGTAACAGATACAACACCAACAGTTTTATTCTATCAGTGTTCTTCTCATGGAAACATGGGAAATTCTATTCAGGTCAATTCAAATGTAATTGACACATCTTCAGGGGGAACAGTAAGAGGAACACTTACTGCGACAGCTTTCTCTGGGCCGTTAACAGGTAACGTAACAGGTAATGTGACTGGAAACTTGACGGGAAATGTCACGGGAAATATTACTTCATCAGGTGAATCAACATTCACAAATAGACTAAAGATACAAAGTTCAGATGGAACGCCAGGCAGAATAGATTATTATTGTGAATCATCAAACGCACATTACACAAGAGTTCAAGCAGCAAATCACAGTGCATACTCAGGAAACGTTACTGTTACTCTTCCTGTCATAGCTGGTGACTTAATTGTTGGTGA